GCAAGTTGTATATGCTCCTCGGCACATTTTTTACACTGTGTCGGATAATAATGTGCATCTTTATCATAATGATTTTCGTACTCAGCCATCCTGCGCTTTGCAACTTCTCTTGCGTGTGCTATTGCTTCATCAATCGTCATGGCTACACCTCCAACAGTTCCGGATTGTCAACAACTTCCATTTCGCATGTCTTTACATATTCCTCTGTAAGTGGCATTGGAAAGCAGAACGGCTCACACTTGCTTAGCGCATCTGTTGGAACAACCTCATAATGCCAACCAATAACACGGTCAATAACTTCCAGTGTTTCTGCGTTGATTAAATTAAATTCTCCAAAAACGGCTTTTACAAGGTCTTCCGAGTTTCCATGACACATCAAAATGTCATTCTCCCAGATCAACTTGCCGTTCTTATCCTTAAATCCGGTGCATTGGCAGATTGTATCTCTGTCCACTTCATATCCGACAATCTTGCATTCGTGTTCTAAGTATGGGCTAAATTTTATTTCTTGCCCTATAAGACAATGATTTTCTCCGTCAAGTAATGCTCCTTGCACCCATTCCCCATTATCAAGTCTCTTTGCCCTGAATAAATATCTATCTTCCATCATTTCTCCTTTCATTCATCTTTTTCAGTTCTTCGCTGATATCTTTTAGGTCGCAATCAATATTAACCAGCCGACCCCATATAAATATGGTTGATAATGCAAGCAAAACTCCCATTTCTACACATCCTCACTTTCCGCAAGCTTGGCAATTCTATTTCCAGAACACGCCATGTCTAAAATCTCTTTCGCATATTTTTCTTTATTCAACATCTTTAAACCTCCAAATCACACACAAACTTAATCTCATCAGCTAACGTTTCAGCTATCATCGGCACGGCCAACTGGAACTGCTTGTAATTAGCCAATGTGTCGATGTAGTCAATAAACTTGTCCGTGAACTGCTGTAACTGCTTCACAGACAGCTTAAATTCCTTTTTCAGAATCGTAAGCGTGAGCGCGAAATAGTTAAACAACGATGCACTGGAAAGCCTGTATGCTTCACGCTCGATACAGAAACCTTTCTTTGCATACAGGTTCATTAACTGTCTCTGTGGAATTTTTCCGACTTCTTCTTTGATGTCGATTCCGTATTTGCTTTTCAGATAAACAGCCAAGTCCTTGCCATTTTCCCCACCGGATGCCGCTTCATCTAAGTAGGATTTCAAAAAATCCTGCAACCGGATGATTCTTGCCTGTCCGAACCCAAATTTGTCATGAAGAACAATATAACCAATTGCCACGAAATCCTTGTAAGATTTTGTTACAACCTTATCAGCATTGCGCTTTTCAAAATCGTTCCGGCCGATGATCTTCGTATCCTGCTTCGTGAAAAATGTTGGCTTTTTCTTCCGTTTTAATGCATTACTCATTTCTTTGATTTCTCCTTTCTGGTATCTCGCCACTTTCTCATTACCCATCCAAAAGCTTTTGCAGCATATCTTCCTGGTGCTGCTCTGCGATATGATCCCGCACGCTTTCTTCCGGGAATGCGATCTGGTAGGTTCGCTCCTTGATCCGGTTCGTGATGCGGTCATCATACTGCAGCGTTTCCAGAGATTCATTACTTGTGAAAATCGTCACTTTCCGGTTTATATAACGCTCATTGATGATCTGGTACAGCTTGTCATTGATCCAGTCTGCCGGCCGTTCCACTCCGAAATCATCAATGACCAGGATATCTGTGGTGCAGAGTTCATCCAGCAAACGGCTCTCACTGTATTCCGCGTCCCGCCGCCATGTATTCTTGATTTCCTGCAGGATGGTCAGTGATACCGCAAATTTGACTGCATAGCTTTTCATCAGCTCGTTTGCAATCCCTGCCGCAATCCTTGTTTTCCCACTGCCCTTTGTCCGGGACCAGATAAACAGTCCCATCCCCTGCTCCCTCTGGTTCTCAAAATCCCCGAGGTACGCTTTTATGATCCGGCAGGCATCCGACACTTTCTTCCTGCTGTCCCGCTCCCGGTACACATCCATCCGAAATGTTTTCAGTTCCATTCCCCTAAATGCTTCCGGGATATCCGCAAACCGCAGCCGCCGCAACATGATCGCACGCTCCCGGCACTTACACGGCACGGCTGTTTCAATACCGTCCTTTTCGGTCAGAATCCATTCGCTGCCCTTGCAGACGGGGCACACATCAGAACCCTTCGAAACATCCGGAACATCCGCGTTCTTCAAGCAGTTCGTTGAGCGATTTTTCACGCGCTCCAGTATTCCGTTGATCATGTTTTTCATCTGCTGGTCCATCATCCACTCCTTCCAGGTATTGCATAAACAGGTTTTCTTTCAAAAAGTTCTCCGGGTTCTTGATGTACCGGGCTGGTGTCTTTTTCCGCTGGCAGGCAATAGCATAATTCTCTGCCGCTGCAATCAGGCCAGCTTCCGACACTCCGGCATCAACCGCATTGCAGTATTCCGTCTCTGCCAGATAACCAGTGCAGGTTTTCGGATAGGCTGCGGCAAAATCTGCAAACCGTTCCACGGGGGATATAGGGGGTGTGTTTCTTTCCTTCTTCCCTTCTTTCTTTTCTTCTATTGTTGTCGTTTGAATGTCGTTAGAATGTCGGTTGCCTGTCGGTTGCCTGTCATTTTGCTTGTCGGTTGTCTGGTACAAATCGTACTTAACCACTGTAAATACAGTAAATTTGTTTGTCGTTTTGCTTGTCACTTCGCCTGTCTTTTTCAGATGTGAAATTGCGGTGCGGATTTCGCGCTCCGTAAGCCCTGTTTCGCCCGACAGCTTCCCGATGGATGAGACAAACGATCCACGTGGAACCGTTGTCCCTTTGAAATTTCCATCCTTCCAGTTGGCTTTCAGAAGCATATGGATAAACAGCCGGGTTGTATTGATATCTGTGTACCATTCCCATTCCAGTAGCCCGCGGCTCAGCTTTATGTAGTTGCCATCCAATCACTCCACCTCCCGAATCAGCACTTCTCGCCACCTTTCAAATGTCATTTTCATTCCGCCTTCATAACAATTCCATACACCTTATACATCTGCCGGAACCGGATCACTCCCATCTGGTGAGCAATCGTATGGTGCTCCCTGCACAGGCAGATCTTCTTATAACCCGAATCATCCACCTTCCGGCGGTTATTTCCCATACCGATTGCATCTTCATGATGGATTTCCCCATCCTTGCCGCAGATGGCACACTTTTTATGCATTAGGCAGTAATACAGATACCGCCCGATATCATCCGTCCGGTCAATCGCATTGTCTGAAAGTGGGATTCCCCACTCTAAAGCAAATTCCAAGATCGTATTGATAAACTCCCGCGCGGTATCCATCGAACAGTTAGAAAGGCTGAAATAAGGATCTCCTGTACGGATCATATGCTCATACTTCATCCGTTCCTTCATTTCTTCCGGTGGATAGCCTGTCCAGTCTGCAATATCCCGGATCGTTGCATATGCTTTCTTCCTCTGCTCCGCAGAGATATGCCGCCCATCATCAAAGCGGATCTCTGCATTCTTGATCTTCTTTCTCTGGAGCAGACCACCAAGTTTCATTCCCGGAACGGAAACAACAAGATCTGTTCCATCACTGTTTTCCCGGTACTGCTTCACATCTACCATCGTATACATCAGTCATCACCATACTTCGATTTCAGACTGTTCAGCATTGTACCAACATCTTCCGCTGATAAGCTGTCCCAAGTCTTTCCGTTGCTCGTGATCCAGTATTCAAGATTCACCTTATGTTTGAGGCACAGGTCTTTCAGTATCTTAATATTTGCCGGGCTCGGCTTCTCCTCATTCTTCGGAATAATGTTGTTAAAAGGCTGCATTTCTTCTTTTAGCCACAGGTTAAATCCAAGCCCCGTATGAATTGCCACGCACTTTACAAAAGACCGGCACATACTGTTCCACACTCTCTGCTGGCTCATGGAATTATCCTTGACCGGATTGGAGCCATTCATCACCGGCGACTGCATTTCATACTCATTTTCATCAATTACAACCTTAATTCGTGTCTCATAACATCGATTTGTATTTCCTTTGCTATCTGTGAAATCTTTTGATACCATGCGCAAAGAGCTTCCCGTTCCCACATCCGGAATCGGCACCCAGTAAACTTTCTTTGCACCATTCTCATGCAGCAGATCAATACATTTCGCCCAATTAAGATACGTCATTCCATCCCGTTCCTGGCAATATGGAGTTACGTCAATTTTGCGCATTTCTTCCCACGATTTAAGTGCCATACATCATATCCTCCAACTTCATTTCCATCTGTCCATCCCTGCCACTTCTATATGCTGCAAGGATGTTTTTATTGTTCTCCTTTTTCTTTTCCAGGCAGTCACATGATTCACCCGGATCAAGATGTGCCCCACAATAGGGGCAGGGTCTGTAATACATCACACCACCTTCCGGAAACATGAAACCATACAATCTTCACAGTAGATTTCTCCGCCAACGTCATAACAATAATCATCCTGAATATGATCACCGCAGCAGACACACACCGGCCGTTGTTCCAGCCATTTGTCCTGCTCATCCTCATGCATCCGGAAGAAATCATAATTATCCTGGATCGTTTCCATTATCGGCTCCTTCCTGCAGCAGATCATAAATTGCCTTTGCTTCACCTTTTTGCAGCAGGTCATAGATCCAGTCCGCTGTCTCATCATCCTGTCCGTCTATCAGTGCCGCATAGATCTGCTCCATCGGCTCGTCCATAAGCGGACACGCTGCTTCGGTGTAAATAAATGATCCTGCATTGTTCAGAATCTTTTCTGCGTCCTTGCAGTGCAAATACGCACTTACAAGCGATTCGATTTGACGTAAATTCATATTTTTCACTTGCACATTAAATATATTTCTTGTAAAATAAAGGCATAGCATTTTTAATGCTTATTTTTCTTTTGTTTTCCGAGAGAAACAACCCCCCAATTAGATGGAATCATTGCTTTGGTCGGCTGATTCCATCTTTTTTATTTCCACATCCAACACTTCCTTGAAATCCCCATCATTTTTCTTTTCCTTTCGCGGGTACGTGAGATTCGAAGCTTTATTCGGATATTGCGGATACATACGCTTTATTCCACTGATGTGCATTTTTCTCCTTTCAACTGGCTTTCCGTAGCTGCTGTACGCGACGCTCGGTTTCCCGGCGTTCTTTTTCAAGTCTCTCTGATGCATACGCTGCAAACGAAATCACTCCACCAGCAACCACCATACCTGCCGCAATAATCCATCCGATTCCTTCCGAGTCCATAGCAGTTGCACCAAACATCATAATTGCGACTCCTATTTCAAAAGCTCTTTGTTTCATGTTTTCTCCTTTATAGCTTGTCCGCACAGCCACCGCAGTGGCTACTCTACGCGCTTATAACCTGCGCCAAGCGCAAACTTGTCACACAGTTCGTCAATTTTGTTCTGAGGTATATCCTTTGGATCAATTTGTTTCCATTTACCGGTTTTAGAATCAATCACAAAGGTTCTGTATGTAGCTTTCTTGGGATATCTTGCCATAAGCCCACCTCCTGTTAATAGGTTATTAACTGTGCCTGTATATGGTTCTTGATTTCTCAAGTTCTCCGTTCTATAATTTGACTATCATAATAACGAAAGGAGAACTTTATGTCAGATAAAGACTTTCAGCTACTAAAATTCATAAGCGAAAATGGCTCGATGGCACTTTTGTCCACATATCGCGAAAATGACATCGCCGCAGATGCTCGACTTGCCAATTTGGAACAAAAAGGATATATCAAAAAACATGTAAAAGGTTCAGATTCCTTTTATGCCGGAGATTATGAAATGACCGGTTCTGGATATGCTGTATTAATTGATTATTTCGAATCCCGAAAAAAATCATTAAAAACCTTTCTACTAACTGATATCCTCATTCCTGCCACAATCGCATTTCTTACTGCCATCTTTACATCATATATACAGTAATCAGGCTTACTGCCACGGAGATACTTACTATCCACAATATTCTAAGTATCTCTTTTCTTTTAATGCGTTTGGTTGCTTCCTGAACATCTATCACATTAAAAGTGGTTGCATTCTTCTCATCCATTATCTTTTTAACCTCTGATAAAACATCCAAATCATTCATTTCACGTTCTCACTCTCCTCTCCGTTGTGCACGTTTTGTGCTCTTATTGGTCAAAAAAAATAAAGTTAACTGATCTTTTGTAATACTTTGCGAGCCTCATTTTAATATCATCACGAGGTATGCGCTCTCCCTGCTCATACATTGCCAAAGCAGAAGTACTTATTCCACAAGCTTTCGCAACCGTATCTCTGCTTTTATCTCCTCTTAATTTGAGGAGACGTTCTGCAATCGCTTGTTTATTCAATCTCCCACCTCCTATATTTTTTGTGCACGTTTCGTGCTTAGTTTTAATATACACGTACTGTGCACACATGTCAAGCACAATTTGTGCATTTTTTTGTTTACTTTAATACACGATGCGTGTATAATATGCTTAAAGATATACGGAGGTATTAAGCATGGCTCAATTTGATAAGATATTAAAATTATTGAGAAATGAGAAAAATATGTCCCAGCAAGAACTCGCTGATGCTCTTGGAATATCAAAAAGTTCTATAAATATGTATGAGCGGGGTGAACGGCAACCGAATTTTGAAGTGTTAGAAGCAATTGCCGATTTCTTCAATGTAGATATTGATTATTTGTTAGGGCGAACAAACAAAACAACCAAAATAATAAATCCAAACACCATCGCCGCACACTTCGATGGCGATGAGTACACCCCAGAGGAACTTGATGAAATCAAAGCATTTGCAGAATTTGTCAAGTCCAAAAGAAAATAGTCCTTTTTATTGGACAATACATAGTTTAGAATGCGGTGGAGGTGATTATAATGAATAAATTTGAAAAATTATGCCAGACCGCTTCTGATATAGATGTTGACATTGTAGACTATCCATTCACCAGCGATCGTTTCAAAGGTTTGTATTGTGATGGAACCATCGCACTCAATCAAGATATATGTGCTGATTCAGAAAAAGCTTGTATCCTGGCCGAAGAACTCGGACACCATTTCACTACTGTAGGGAATATTACAGATCAGAAAGAAACAGAAAACCGAAAGCAAGAACGACGAGCACGAGTCTGGGCATACAATGAAATGATTTCCCTATCGGATTTAGTGGATTCATATAAAGATGGATGCCGAAGTAGATATGAAATTGCAGAACATCTGGGAGTAACAGAAGAATTTTTGCAAGAATGCTTGGACTATTTTCATGAAAAATATGGTTTATATACTAAACAGAACAACTATTTAATATATTTTGAGCCACTTGGTGTGCTTGAATTATATAAATAAATTTATAGGAGGATTTACTGTTATGAAAATGCAAACGTCAGTATCACAACCACCAGTCACTCAAAAAAAAGGACACGGATGCCTAACTGTTGTATTAGTTTTTATTGCAATGGTAGCAATTATTGGAGTAGCGATAAACAAAATAGATGTACAAACTTCATCTACTACATCTGGAAAATACATTGCAGAACTAAATGAAAGTCAAGCAAAATCGATAGATGAAATTTTAGTCCAGTGTGAAGTTGCTCCTATACTTAAAATTACACACGATGAATTATTGGATAATGCTCATAAAAAAGGCGAAACAGGTTATCGAATCACCACCAAATACGCAGATAATGTGATTTTGTACTTAAATAAAAATAAAACCGTTAACCTTATCAAATACGCTGACCATAAATTATATGCCAAAGGCAAAGTAAAAGCCAGCTTACAAAATTATATAATTGATATGGATGAAGTAAATAAGTTAATGATCCAATGTGAAGATGCTGTAAAAAGCATACTAAAATCTCCGTCAACTGCTAAATTCCCAAATTACACAGAATGGGGATTCACTCAAAAAAAGAAAGAGGTATATTTAGTTTCCGGCTACGTTGATGCCCAAAATAGTTTTGGCGCTGAGAATCGTTCTAACTTTTCATTCAAAATCAAAAAAGGTACCATTGTTTCTTTCGTATTTGATGGTCAAGAAATGATAAAATAGATAAACAATCAAACTAAACCTCTTTGGTGCTACCAACACTAGAGCGGCCACCTTGACAATATAATACACTTTTGTCAAACTAAATACCGCCCTGCTCTACCAAAGCAAGGCGGCAAGCTCCCGAATGATACAGAAGCCCTCGACAAGCATATTGTATCATTCTCGGAGCAGCTATGCAAGCGGAACACCCGTTCCACGCTGGCTGTTATTTTTGTGCCCCAAAACATACACTATAGAGAAAGAGGTGTAATATGCCATGAAAGAAACCTTATCTGAACGCAAAACCGGCGCGATCTACATCCGTGTATCCACCGACAAGCAGGAAGAACTTTCCCCGGATGCGCAGCTTCGTCTGCTGATGGATTATGCGAAAACCAACCACACCGATATCCCCATGGAATATATTTTCCAAGACAACGGGATCTCCGGCCGGAAAGCAGACAAACGCCCGGCGTTCCAACAGATGATTGCACTGGCGAAGTCCAAAGAGCATCCGATCGATACGATCATCGTCTGGAAATTTTCCCGTTTTGCCCGGAATCAGGAGGAATCCATTGTGTACAAATCACTCCTGAAAAAGAACAACGTCGATGTGGTGAGCGTGTCCGAGCCACTTATCGACGGACCATTTGGCTCCCTGATCGAGCGGATCATCGAGTGGATGGACGAATACTACTCCATCCGCCTCTCTGGGGAAGTGATGCGCGGCATGACACAAAATGCGTTGCGTGGACATTATCAAGGGGATGCCCCAATCGGCTACCAGTCCCCGGGCAATAAAAAACCTCCGGAAAAAGATCCGAAAACCATACAGATCCCGATCATGATGAAAGATCTACTGCTCTCTGGCTCTTCCCTGCTACAGATTGCACGAAAACTCAACGAGCATGGCTACCGCACGAAACATGGAAACCTCTGGGATGCTCGCGGCGTGCGCTATGTATTGGAAAATCCGTTTTATGCCGGTATCTCCCGGTGGAACTATACGGACCGAGGGCGACAACTAAAACCGGCAGATGAAGTTATATACACCAAAGGCAACTGGGAACCTTTGTGGGATAAAGCCACTCTGAAAGAAATCCAAAAACACCTTGCCATGAATATGCGAAAAGCAAAGTCCAGAGATGTATCCACCGCCAAACACTGGCTGAGTGGTCTGCTGATCTGCTCCTCCTGCGGTGGCACGCTGGCATATTCCGGTACAAAAAACAGCAGAGGTTTCCAATGCTGGAAATACACAAAGGGATTTTGCAACGAATCGCACTACATAGGCATCCACCCCATTGAAAAAATGGTGATTGAATATCTGGAAAGCATCCTGCACTCTCCTGCAATCGTTTATACGGTAATCTCCTCTGCCTCCGCTGATGCAGACTCCAAACTCGCGGATCTTGAAAAGCAGTTACAAAAAGTGGAAAATAAAGAAAAGCGGATCAAAGCCGCCTATTTGAATGAGATTGACTCATTAGAGGAATACAAAGCAAACAAAGCCGCGCTCTTAAAAGAACGTGCAGCCATTGAAAAAAATATCAAACTGCTGACGATTTCAAACACCGACATGTCTAAAGAAGAAATGGACAAAAAAATGAAGCAGAACATTTCTGCTCTGCTTACAGTCTTACAGGATGTTTCCGCAGATTACGTCCAGAAAGGAAACATGATGCGGAATGTCGTTGACCACATCGTGTTTGACCGCGGAAACACAAGTCTCGATATGTTCCTAAAGCTTGTAATTTAGCTGGTTTCAAGGCATTATAGGGTATTACAATACGGTGGTCCCGATGGCGAAATGGGAGCTTCCATGCGCTATCTGGCCCAGCGGTTTTCTTTTGCAAATCCGCGGATTGCCGGTGTACTTACTGACATCGGAACCGAGGAACTTGGTCACCTCGAAATGATTGGTGCGATTGTCCGCCAGCTGACGCGCGGACTTTCCGCCAAAGAACTGGAAGCTTCCGGATTTGCACCATATTATATTGATCACACCGCAGGTGTCTGGCCGCAGGCTGCGGGTGGAGTTCCATTTTCCGCTACCGAATTTCAGTCAAGTGGTGATGCCATTGCTGATCTGGTGGAAGATATGGCAGCAGAACAAAAAGCAAGAAAAACGTATGACAATATACTGCGTCTGGCAAAAGATCAGGAAGTTGCTGATCCGATCCGCTTTTTGCGTGAGCGTGAAATTGTGCATTTTCAACGTTTTGGCGAGGCTCTTCGTCTGCTGCAGGAAGAACTGGACAGCAAAAACTACTATGCTTTCAATCCCAATTTTGACTGTATGCAAAACACTACACGATAAGACAGGAGATAGCCGCCCCTTTCACACTGGGCGGCTATCTCAAAAGAAAACGCAATAAATCACTATTATTTTTACTTAAATACCGGATTCATCGCCTCAATCTTGCGGATGATCTGCTCCAGCTGATAAGCATTGTTTCCGAGCTTGCTCATATTTTTGAGAGCCTCACCCTTCATCTCATGGATACTTCCCACACTGTACTCCATACGTGCCCGCAGTTTCTGCCGCCTTGTCAGCAGTTCATGCTTCAGCTCTACCATCTCCCGGCTGTCGACCAGCGCATTTGCGTGTGTCAGCCATACACGAGTATCATACATCCGCAGCCGTGTCAGATACTGCAGAAGATTCTGCGTATAATAATCCAGATCATCACTGGTTTTACGGAATGTTTCCTTTTCCCGCGCTTCCTCCTGATACTGTCCATATAAAAATTCCAGTTCTTTCGCATTGCGGACATGATATTTTTCACAGATGAAATCCACCGCGTTTTTCGTATTGACATAGCGGATCTTTACCCGGTTCTCCAAAGTAATCGCCTGATTGCGGTTGACATCCGCCTGACGGATCTCTCTTGTGGAATCCTGGTAACGGATCAAAATAAACGCGCCCGCTCCCACAGCTGCAAATCCCATAATGGTGAAAACCAGCTGCAGATCCCTGTTCAGATACCAGGAAAGTATTCCCACAAAAGCAAACAACGTAATAAACACAGCTAACAGATAGCACGCTGCGGTACGGGTTACTTTCTGTACCTTTGCGGAATCTGACCGTTGCATGGACCATTCCAGTTTTTTTCCTTCCAGATATGCCATATTTCTCTTGATCGCATCCAGATCTGCCTCATTGGCTTTCAGCCGGCGGATCACTCCCGGAAGATTCTCTTCTTCCTCCTGCATCTGCGCAAACTGCGTATCTGTCAGCCGGCGTTTGGTTTTCAGAAAATCGGTTCTTTGCTTTTCCAGCTTTGCGACCTGTGTGGCGCACTCGAGAATCGGTTTACGCTCTGCGTCCGTCAGGTCTTCAAGAATCTGAATATCTGTCAGATAATTTGTCACCAGCTGATATTCCGATTTACTGTCTTCCATATCCTTAGACGCCTGAATCATCTGCTTACACAAATCCACTACATATTTCTTTGCCTGCGCCGCGTCCGACAGATTCAATTCTTTTACAATGTTTTTTGTCTCAAGTTTTGCATACTCACTCTGATCATATTGTGAGAAACTTCCTGTCTCACTTTCTTTATTCTTTTTTCTATGAAATAAATTTGAAAAAATCATATGTTATACCTTGCAGCTCCTTCGATAATCTTTCTTCCACTGAACAATCACATCCATTACTTCTTTCTTTGCCTTCGCCTTTTGGACACCCCCGGTCCGCTGCGCTAATTCTTCCAGATGGGATTCAAACTGTTCGAGTTTTTCGCTCTTACATGCGATGGAAATTTCATTTCTGATTTCCTGCTGCTTTCTCTCCTCCACCTGATATTTTTTTGCAATTTCCGCAAACGCTTCCTCATCATGCCTGCAGCGGCAGCACATCAGGCACTCCCGGAGAGATTCCTTTTGTTTATTAAATGCATATGCCTTCTCAAAGCAGCGCCCCGCCTCTTCAAACAAAAAGAGACGTGCATACGCCGTTCCGAGGTTATGCCAGATATTTCCCCGCAGAACCTCACTGGTTTCTTTCGTATCTGCTTCGTCTAACAGATGTTTATACCGGTAAATAGCTGCCAGATATTTTTCCTTCTCCATCAGCTGGTCTGCCCGGATCTTGTCACATTCAAAATCCGACTTCTGTTCCATTTGCCGGACCGCAAAAACGATCTCCTGCATTTCTTTCATGGTACAGTATGCCGTATCCTGCAATATGGCAAAAACAAAATCGGACAATTTTCCTTCCGTGCGGATATTCTCCCTGAGTTTTTGTGCGAGTTCGACACGATGCATCTGTTTTTCCACCCATGTACATAAACTCTCGCACATGAAAGAATGATCCAGAAGATACACATTTCCGGAAATATAATAGCTGAGTTCTTCCATGGAATATATGTTTATCCCGGTTTCCTCTATATAATAGGGCAGAGCCGCAATTGTTTCATGACAAAGTAATAATTCACCCATACGTTTATCCCATCATTATGATACTTTTCCATGCCCGGCCGGTAGCCGGGAAAAATTCACCAAATCCCAGATCTCGGATTTCCACTTCAATCTTATCATTTGCCACCGGACTGGCCGTAATCCGGAGTCTTGTCGTGCGGTCTGGACGAACCGGAAGATCCTCAAGTTCCACCGTCTGTATCTGGGGAGTACTGCTGCTTGGAAGCTGCTTTAAAAATTCCACCTGCGG